GATTAAACCGCAGGTCTTGTGGCCTCAACAACGAAGCCTGGCTTTTATCATGGAACAGAAAGGGGCTATGGGCGATTTAGCTTTTGCTCAAGAGTATTTGTGCAAAGTCATGGATGATGATTCAGCTGCTTACCCCAGAGCGCATACTCGAAAGAATCTGGATATGGATGCTACTTTGTCATACTCAAAGGATTATGGAGGCAGGTACGTTGTTGGGTTCGACCCTTCGCATGGATTAGGACAGGATTACTCGGTGGCTATCGTAGTTCGACAAGATGAGCAGGGCTACTTGCACGTCATCAATGTGTGGAGGCGCAACGATTTCCCACCTACGAAGCAAGCAGAGAAATTAGTCGAATGGTGCAAAATGTACGGGAATGCTACGCTTTCTGCGGAAACATCGGGTTTTCAGCAACTTTACGAGAGTTTGATTTCACAGACAGGGGCGGTGGTTGATTACAGGCCGAGTAAGGTTAGCAACAAGTCATTGAAGCAAGCTTTGTTGAACAGGCTTCGGGTTTGGTTCGAGCAGGGCAAGGTGGTGTTCCCGTATGGGGATCACGAAACGAGGCGAGTCATTGATGTGATACTTGATGAGCTGGAGTGTCATGTCTGGAAAGGCGGAGATATTGTCGATCTCGGAAAGCATAACGATACGACGATGGCTCTTGCTCATGCGATAGATTGTTTCGCTCACAGAGAAGGAGGGGCTGCACCTGTGGCCGTAGGTAAGGCAAAGAGTTCTGGCTGGTCGAAAGGGGGCAAGACGAGGAACAGTAGGAGGCCAAGCCCTGGAAAGTATGTGGGGCTATGGTGAATGACAAGGAAAAGCTTGGCGGATCATGTAGCAGAGGTACTTCGTGAAGGCGAGTACATTGAGGCAAGCATCATTCGAGATAGATTGTATGATCGTATGAGAGGCGGAACGCCAACGATTCGAGAGTTAAGTTCGCATCTGCAGAGAAATAGAAAGGTGAGTTCGTTGAATGCACCTGCGGGTGTCACGCAGATAAAAAAATACTCATTGAAAAAAAATTGAAAAAAAATTATTGGAGATTTTTTGCGAGGGTGAGCGAAGTAGCTGCGTGTGTCGGCTCTAATTTTTGGCGGGTACCAGGTAGCAGGGAGCTCCCGCATATATAAGCATTATGCCTACCTGCATCATCGGAAATGATCCTTTTTTCTCCGAGGTGCAGCTCCCGCCACCCATCACCTACTTAAGCATTATGCGTATTTGCATCAATTTTTTCTCGGTCCTGGATTCTTCAACCGACCCTATCATGATAGGTTTTCGTGCCTGTTTGTTCTGATCCTCGCGCCCTTTTTTTGAGGTCACTTGAGACACCAGAATGAGAAGAAAAAAGACGTTTCTGCAGGTGTTGAAGGTGGGTATCTCGGAGGCTTCGAGTTCTTGCCGTTTCCTTTGCCCTGTGTGGGCT